TCAGCCAAATCATCAGCATCCAAAACTACTGCACCTGTAGCAGCATTTACGCTTTGTACAGGCGCACCAGCAGAATCAATGAATGCCGAATCATTGTTAAGTTCACTTATGTTGTCACTTGCTCGCATAACTGCGTTAGTGCCAATTTTAGGCCGATTAGATGCACCACTGTCTAACCATAGAGTGTTAGCAGCAACTCCACCGGGATTTGCACCTACAGGGTCTAATTCAAGTCCTGTTGGGTCAATTAGCCCTGTGACAGTTAATTTACCATTAATAGTCAATTCATTAGATGCACTATCCCAAGATAAATCAGAATCGCTGGTAAAACCACCTGAACCGTCAGAGAGTTGAACCAACCCTGATGCGCCCGATGAAGGAGTAGAAACTACTGTGGTAGAACCTAAGTGCAACTGTTTCCAATCTGCGCCGTCATAGATAAATTTACCAAAACTACCTACTGGTATGTTTACATTTATTGGAGTAGTACTGTGTCCACCTACAGTGGAATCAAAGTAAAGAGTGTGCGCTCCGCTTGAGTGATGTATTTCCACAGTATGACCTACGGGATAATTACCTACTGGATTGATTGTACGATTAGTGTCGGTTGTTATAATCCATACATTACCTTCGTTAAACTCAAATGTAATATTACCCGTAGTAGTCTGTACTTCTAATCTATCAGGTCCCAATATGTGAGTATTTGTAGCAGGCGTAGTGTTGAGATTACGAGGAGTCGCTGCATAAATTACAGCGTGTTTATTCCCCGCTACATCTTCCATATGGCTCATCCAAATTGAACCAAAGGTACTACCGCCAAAGTCACCGTCTTCGGGTGATGGGAAGAAGCCATCAGGGTCGGTCACTATATTAGTAGCGTCTACATTTCCTATCGAACCCTTTGTCATAGGAGTCAAATAGACAGGAGATTGCCTAATGAATGCTCTTCTGTCATTTATTGTAGGAGTGGTGCTAAGAGAACTGGTGACGCTACCTGCTCCTCCAGTCATTGTATATCTCAAGACTGCTAATACAGTAGTTTGATGATTCAAATCAGTATTACCAGTTATACTTGGGTTAGATAAGAATCGGTTAGGAATCAAAGGAGTACCACTTGATGGTGCAGCAGGAGTACCCATCTCGTACATGAGATGCGCTTCGGGCGTATTCCTACCTACAAGATATACTACGACAAATACATCGCTATTAGAAGCAGGTACGCTTGGTAAATCACCGCTATGGTTAGCACCTGCACCTGTAGTCCCTAAAACAAATGTTTCATGATTTCCGGGTCCGTTAGCGAATTTGTACAATACTCCGTCTAATACACAATAGCCACCGTATACTTTCAGTTCACCCTGAGTAGCAGTCGTTTCTATGAAACCGGGAGTGTTAGCGATTATGCTATTTCTAAGAGAATCTCCCTTCGCTCCGTCACCGAGTCTAAGTATACCATTACCGTGTAATCCTTCGTAAAGATTAGTTAGGCTCGGACTGGTAAGTCCATCACCATCTCTCAAACCTTGAGAGTCATTTGTCATTCCACTTGCGCTTGTATGCCCTGCTTTCGGATTGGTCATGCTGTCACCTCTATTATTGCTGAAAATTCTATTTCATTATTGCTATTCTTTTGGATAGCGTTGTAAGTATATCTCATAAAATCTGTAGTATCGGTAGAATCTGCCGGATTCTTATAGCGAATAACTACTTCCCTCAGAGGGCGGGTGAAGGTAGTATCTAATGCCAGTTTCGCTTGTACAATGAGAGTATTATCATCTACTACTCTAACATTAGGAGTCACCACTACGGCTGGATTTCCTATACCTCCGTCTTGCTGAGTAGCAATAGTTCCGTCAAATCCAAAGACAACTTCGTTTATCCTGTCTTTGAGAGTGTCAATCAAAAATCTTGTTCCTTCGTCTAATAGTGGCAAATCATCCCCTCCTCGTGTTCAAATAATTACTGTGTATCGTACCTATCTTCAAGCGACTATTCCTTGATTCAGGATTGGTCTGTGTAGATAGTATGAATATTTCTTCGTTATCAGCGATTGGATGTACACTCGCAGATTTGATTACCACCGTAGTTGCACCTACTCCGGCTAAGTTAATGTGACCTAACTTATTACCATTCGCAGTGTAAACAGCCTGATTATCAGTGGTAAATACGCTGGTAGCATTCACTCCATCAACTGTGAATGAAGAAGTACCAATTGCATATCCGCCAGCGTTATTGATTAGTACACCTGTGCTTTCAAAGAATATATCTCCGTGTATGGAATTGCGCCTGTTCATACCAAGAGTGTATCCTACTCCACGGTTCATATCTACTCTTTCAGATATTTGCCAAGTCACTTTGAATTTGAAGCCAAAAGATGTAGAGAACTCTTCTGTTGAGAACTGTCTATTTCTTTCTTGATTAGCCTCTAAATTACCACTGATGTCTATTTCTTGGAAACGCTGTAATACATCTTCTAATGTCACATCTACAGAGTTGACATGAAGTTCACTCATTCTTGTATCTAAGTCAAACTTGGTTCCCAGTACCATGTATCTTTCGTTATCAGTTCTTGATTGGTAAGATACCATGTCGCCCGGATGCATATGTGTAGCAGACAGGACATCTACTAACTTACGAGAGCCTGTAGCGTTTTTTGCCATCTTTAGCATACGCTGACCTATCAACTTAGCACTGGCTTTGGTAACTGCTGTAGGAGCATGTATGCCACCCGGTACTTCGTTTATGCCGTTTTCTTGTCTACCAAAGTCATCTACTTGTACTGTATTTTGATGATTGTTGGCTCTTGCTTTTCCTCTGACGACTACTCTGTTAGGAGTGGTTTCGTTATTGTCATCAACAGTACCTCCTACTACTCTGTTCTCAGTCAACAGATATTCTCTTTCTATTCTATTCTGAGGGAAATAGCAGACATTCCCATACCTGTCACCACGAGGGCTATAGCCATCGTGCTTTGCGAGGTATCTGAGTGCGCTGAATGCCTCGACACCATAGAAGTCTTGAGCAAGGAAAGTAGAACTTGGTAGCCTCGCTCTCACTCCGTTGATTGATGAAGTGTTTGCTTTTGCTACTCTAACTGCCAAGTCAGAAGTTCGCAAGCCCACGCCCACTTTCTGAGCAAAACGGATGGTTTTATTGGTGAAGCCAATGTTGGCTAATTCTTGCCCTTTCAGATTCTCAACCAAATACCTCGTACCTTTGTTAGCGTCTTTTATCTGAGATACCACTAACGCTTGGTCGTTGTTTTCAGCACCTACTAACAGTGCAGGTAGTGTACTGGAAGTGCTTACTTTGTCTTTGTCGAAGTAAACTGCGCCCTCGTATCGAATGCTATCTGTAGGGTTGTGAAGCAAACGGACAGTATCCTCTTCCTCAATCAACTTGTACTTTCTCTCAGCGGTAGGAACGAAATCTGTAGCAGTAGGTTTGTTGACAGCGAATCCTGCTTTGACTCGTGTGTACTCACCATGTCTGACAGCGTTATCTACGAAGCGTGGTTTACGCACGACCTTCATAACAGAATCTTGGTCAGCGTCAAAGCGACCAGTAACTGTGTTCTTACCTACTGCCATTACTCCCAACCACCTTGTCTAACTTTCTGAGCCTCTTCCCATAAATCTGCATCAAGCCAAGGGTAAGTCTTGACATTTTCTTTATCACCTTGGTAATCAGGGGGCTGGAAATTAGCCATAGTTTCGTGAGCAATTCTGTACTGATTGAAAGGAACGGGATTACCGCTTTTTTTCTCTCTTAATGCATTAAGTGCAGCGTGTCTCATTTCAGGTGTGTTATCGAGTGCTTCGTGTATACCTTCGTGTCGAAGTGTATTGGCGATACTATTGACTAAGTGCTCATCATACTTTTTGTCGTAATGTTTCCAATAACTGTTAGGTACACCACTGGATTCAGGGTATTCAGGTAATTGGAACTCCCCGCCCGACATACTCTTAACCTCATAAGGCCATTTAGAGTGACCAAGATTTATTTGCATTTCAGAAGGGTGGGCTTCAATATCAGACTGCCATTCGGCAAGCCCCCAGTCCGGTCTATTAGGGAGTGAAGCAGGGACCCAACCTGCTTCCATTGTCCTACCTCTTATTTTAGGCTCAAAGTGAAATTTTGCCTTTAACACCAACCAAGCCTCATTCATCGGTGTCATGCTATCACTCTCCCCTGTAAGGTTCTGCTAAATGCGCCCCTTGTTCTAACATCATCTGATTAGCGTCTTCCCAATCTATTTCATCATGTGTGTTGGGGTCAAAGGGCTTTACATCGTGATTACGGTCTAACCATTCACCTGCCTCTTTGAGTTGAGGAACGGTATATCTTTTGTGTACATCTTCATCTCTTTTGAAGACATGATATGGTTTAATCAAATAAGGCTGTGCTGAATCACCAAAATGCATATCAGTATCATACCCAAGAAAAGGAACCCATTGACCTGCTCGTGGCTCACCTTCTTCATACTCAGTCTGTCCAGTTTCAAAATTGTATGCCGAGCCTCCGCCACTTCGTTGATAAAATGGTATTTTCCTTTCTCCTTTTGAAGACTTTATCGTGACTATGCCAAAAGGCTCTTGGCTGGAACTGTAGCCTAAGAAGTCAAACTTATGTGACTGGGATTGCTTTAACACTACCCAAGCCTTCTCCATCGGTGTCATACGCCTCACTCCCCACTATGGTCACCTATAACAAGATACTTCGGGTCAATGTTGTTAAGGTTGAACTTACCTTCTCCAAAATGCTCTCGTCCTACTGTTGAGGAGAAGGGAAGAGATTGACCCCTTATTCCAATAACACTGGGCTGATGTCTACTTAAATCAAAATTGACTCTCGCCTCAACACCAGCAGGTCCATCATCTGCGTATAACTTAGATTGTTTGTAATTATCAGCGACATATACACCTTGACCGTAAATAGGCTCATTAACTGATTGACGAAGCCCTTCTCTTCGGATGCTCGGTAAATACTGTGCACTTGTTCCATGATAATGAGTCACAGGACCATAAGGACTTGGTAAATCGGGGTGAAACTCGCCAAGCGTAGTCTGACGCTTTAACAATGTCCAAGCCTCATCCATCGGTGTCATGCGCTTCACTCCCTACTGTCTAAAAACTGGTACTGGTAAATTTCCATATCCTAAATCTCTCAACGCTTGCATACGATGTCTTCCATCATGCCCCACAGGGCTGTCAGTAAACTCATAATCTGCTCTTGGCATCACAAAACGCATATTTTCACCTTGTATTGCTCTTTGCATGAGGTTTTTGTAGTAATCGTCATCAACCATTTCATCTGTTCCTGTTTCTTGTAAGAATTGATTTGGAGTCATGTTGGTTATTTCTGCAATATCTTCTAAATCCCTTTCATGTGGTATTTCTCTTTGAGAAGAATCAAATGTTTTACCTTCTTTCATCCAAACGCCCGGTAAGCCCCCATGTAAGTTTTTATCTTGCGACCAATTTTCATTTTCTCCTTGAGTGACAAATTGTATTCCGGGTATACCTGTATCGTAAACAGGCATTTTCAAAACCGCCCAAGCCTTCTCCATCGGTGTCATACGCCTCACTCCCCACTATGGTCACCCGTATTATAAGATGCATCCTCTTTACTACCCTTCGGGTGTAGGGTTTGACTGAATCTCGGTTGCACTTCGTAATCGCCTTCATCGTCATCTACTGACTTTCTACTTGCATCTGCTCTGAAATGCTCAAGTGTATTCTCAGACATGACTACTCTCGCTACAGGTGAGCGTATGTCACTCTTATCATAGCCTGTGACATCTACACCCTGAATCTTAGGACCTTGGCTATCAGGTACTGTGATACTTGATGTCGGAACAATGTTGTAAACAGGAGCATAAGGTGGACTGCTTGGAGTTCCTGTGCGAGCAGATGGTGCATCGCTGGTGAACATACCGTACTTACCGCCAGCAGTTGCTCTGTAAAAGTTAGCATTCTCTTGAGGACTGCTTCCCTTCAAAGCAACATAAGGTCTGAACATTTGACTGTGCTTGTAATCTAATCCATAAGCAGGTCTGTACAAGAACTGTATAGTGCTATCTGTATAGTTGATATTTTCAAGGATTGGGTCGTGGTTAGCATCTTGGTATGGGTTAGATGACGAAGATACGCCTGTCTTACCCCATCCCTTTACATCTAAAATTCCAGCGTGTTTACTCCACTCCATGACATATGTTCCACCAAGAGGCCACATTGCATGAGCGTTAGAATGCTTGACGATACCAGTGACAGGTTGTGCACTCCAATTTAATGCAGTCATATCTAAGTCTTTGAGAGTTCGACTACCGACATTGTAAGCCCCTCTGATGTTAGTCCTCTGACCTACTTCTCTGTCAGTGTGTAGGCTCGCAGCCTCTGTTGACAGAACTACATACTCACGAGATACACCGTCATTCAATTCAGCAAGCGTGTCTACATCTAACCCAAGTCTTACATCGTTTCTCGACACTGGCTCTGCACCACGGTCATCTGCGTTAACGGTTTCAGTAGCCTCACCTACTTGTGCACTTGGCTTGAGCAATCCATCATCAGAGTTCAAATCAACTCTGTCACTGATACCTCTTTCGATTTCTCCAGCCTGAGCAGCGTCATTACTTGGCCTAATCAGTCCTTGTCCGAATATTGGCTCGGCAGTGCTATGAGACAATACTAATCCTGTAGCATCGTGGTTTTCACTAACTGCCATCAGTAGACTTTCGTTGAATACAGTAGGCCATCTAACACCTCTACCATCTCCACGGTCACCTACTCTTAGTGCACTGGCTGGATTAAACCAGTCTGCTGTTCCCATGTTAGTGCCATCGTTGTTATCTGAGTTATCACTACCGCTATATCTGTCATTACCGTCACCGCCAAACAGATTGTGAGCAGCGGGTCTGTGCGTCACATTCGTATCTTTGTAAGCGTCTTCGGGGTCCCATGATGGGCGCAGTCCGAATCCTCTTACAGGGAAACGCCTGACATCTTCACCACGAGTGTTGCCCCACCAATCTACCATGTAGAATCTGTGAGCATTTGCCAACTCTTCAATACCTTGTCCAGCCTCATCGTTAGGGAACATTCGGGTAGTAGTAGACGCATTTCTTAGAGTTCTAACAGGGCAACCGAATGGCCCTGTCATTCTTCTTCCATCGCTATACCTGACTTGTCTACCGATTTGGTCTTGCCCGATTAGACTTGAAACTTGAGTTAGCCTCTCAAGTATACCTACATACATTGCATCGAAGTCTTGGTCACTTTGACCACTATCCGAACCCACATAATCCCAACCGTTTGTCTTAGAATCTTGCTGGATTAGAGGGCCGTGATAATATCCAAGCATGGCGTTGCTATTTGCTACCTCTAACCATCCACGGACATAAGGTGACCAGCGTGGTCTGTTGTACAACTGGCGAACTCCCATACGATAACCGAAGCATCTGTTTCTGTCATTTGGCAAAGTTAGAGTAGCGACTCCAGTAGAGTCTTGATATGTTTCGCAGTCCATTCCAAATGTATCGCTACCCCAACCAATCAGAGAATGACCATACGATTCTAATCTACTTACTCCGCCTCCACCGTGAGAGCCACCCGGCCAAAAGCCGAAGAAGTTGTATTTGTTTGAGCCTACTGTACCACCTTGGTTAGACAAGTTTGCATCTGCATCTATCTGCGTAGCAGTATACACTGTACCGTCAGTCGATAATCCAGCACTGCCCGGTGGACTTACCCACTTCATAGCAAGTGCGAATGGACCTTTACTTGCTACATAATTAAAGTCCTGATAGTGGATTGTCTCAAAGTGCTCAGGAATGTGGTTGTATCCTTTTTGGTCTACAGGAGTATCAGCAGTTCCTGCCTTAGTATAGAAAGCCCTACTGCTATCGTCACTGTACCAAGTAAACGGTCTGCCCAAATTAGGATGCCACATACAAAGGAATGAGTCTGCTGGATTTAGAGAGTTGGTATCTCTGCTTCCAGTTTGCAATTGACCCAAGTGCCTTGTCAAGACGCTGGTTTGTAAATCAGTATACAGTGTATCAGATTTAGCATTGTCATAAGGTCGGCTAAGTCTGATTATGTCGCCAGTCGCTATGTTAGCCCAAAACGCTGCATTCGCTGTCACGCCTTCAAAGGTATCGCTTTCGCCCAAATTAGCATGAGCAAGTGTACCAGTTCTGTTGCTGTAAGTCGCCGTGTACCTTACTCCGTTCTTTGTGAACTCTAACACTTCACCGTAGTAAGGTACTACTGGGAAAAGGTCATTGTTATCTACGGTGATTGTAGAAGAGCCGTTATCACTGATTACTACGCAGTTTGGATTCAGACTCCTTAACCTCTTATGAGGCTCGTATATATCTAAGAATGAAGTAGGGTATCCAGCAAGCGTCAACTGAGCACCTACGCATCCGTAGTTTGCTCTACAGAACTCGTAGTAATTATCAGGCTTGTGCCACTCAAGGTGTTTGAATTTATTAGCACCGGATGCAGACGCACCGTCTTTGTGTAAGATACCCCACCAAGGGATATTCAGTGTTCTGCCCGGAGTAGAACTCTTGAACATATTTGGTCTGTAAGGAAGACTTCTTCTTGTAAATGAAGGGCTATAACTTTCTTGTACACCTAATGGGTTGTAAAGAGCCAACGGTGGTAGGTTGGTAAATTGACTACCAGCATCAGGCTCTATGTCAAGTATAATTTCGTTTAGTATTACTTCACAACCTCTTACATCTGCCATAGTAGCCTCTGCTAATATGAGAGCGTATCCGCCTCTTGTCGATACATTCTTTTCTATTGCAATCACGGTATTGACCTGTTGTCCCGTAAGTTCTACCACCGAGCCATCAGGTACATCTGTAGCAGGACCATTAGCATGGAATCCTTTCAGTTGTTGCTTGAATACATTCGGCTGTATGATAATCTGATAAGCACCTACTTCTAACGGGTCAGGGAAATGGTTGTTGAAGGTATAAGTCGCTGCTGCCTCTAACACAAGCGTATGACCACCTGATGCATTTACATCTCCGGCGTTAGTTCCTACAGACGCTGCTATCCCATAACCTTCGTATTTGAGTTTGGTTTCTGTTAGAAGAGTAAACGCTCCGCCATGAATGTCACTTGGGCTGAATGCTGCCGATGGAGTAGAGAACCAAATCAATGGGTCACGACCAAACCCTTGGTCGTTGAGTGTATTAGTTCCACCAGTTCTTGCAGTTTCTAATGTACCTACTAAAGAGTCTTCGATAGGGCTGTGACTTGAACTCTTACAAGACCTGTTCAAATCATACAATCTCTGATAGGCAGGGTGAGCATAGTGCCCCGGCATCAATGCCATAGTAGGTGTGACATAGTGATGACCCATTCTTGGAACAGGCATAGGTGTCATCTTAGGAGAAGTTATACTTTCGTGAGGCACTGATGGCTTTGCCATCGCTCCTGTAGATGCTGGTAAATTACTGTACATATCAAACCAATCAATCTTCTGCATATCAGGACTGGCACCACTGTATTCACTGTGGTCACGCAATCTCCTTGCTGCAAACATACGAGTGCTACCCGCAGGCATGTAATAACTTGGAACTACTTTTAATCCACTCTTTCCACTGATGAAAGACTTGAAGTCAGGAGATACTACTACTCCTGTAAATTTGTTTGTACCAGTTCCTGTATAAGATGCCAGTACACCTTTGTTCGTAGTAGGGTCGTATACTCTGAGGAAATAGCGACCGCCGCTTTGCTCACTCGCATCTGCCCAAGTAGCAGACTCCGGTGTAGTGGTGACATCAATTTCGTTGTTCGCCTCATCATAAGCACTGAATGATAACTCATCTACATCATAACGATGAGTCATACTTACACCCATGCGTGTGACATGGAAGAACAGGCTTCTGTCGTGAGGCTCGTAAGCAGACTTCAAAGGAGCGTTGTCTGTATGGTCTGACCATCCTTCGTTAGTAGAAGCAGGGAACTTCAATCGAGAGTTACTTGTATCAGTAGATATGTCAATAGCATCTTGACTTAGGTGCTCCCAACCGTTATTTTCCCAAGTAGGCCAAAGCCTTGGTCCTGCATATTCGTTTTCAAACATTTGACGAATGTTAGTAATATTCTGTGCAGGGTGCTGTAATCCACCTGAGCCAAATGTTTCATTTTGATAAGCCTGTATTCTATCGAATCCTGACCTAACCACTATGTTGCCGGGTATTTCGTCAGGGTTAGGTAGTCTTATTTTCAAGTTAGGACTTACTCCTGCTCCGGCTAATGCAGGTGCTAATCCTTCTACTTCTCTGTCGCTTATGTGACGGAAGTCCATGATTACAGTTCCCAAAGGAGAGCCGCCTGACAGCCTGTGCTCTTGACCAGTATCGTCTACGACTTGTACGCTTTCAAATTGAATGTGCTCATTCGGAATCAGAAGAGCGTTTCTGATTTCCAAAGGATGCTTATTTGCTAACTGAGGATGACCTAATTCTTGAGCCTGTATAACAGGGAACATTGCGCCGTTAGTTGTTTCAAAAGAGAATCTTACATTTCCAAGTATTTTCTCTCCTACCATCTTGTAATCAGAACCATCTTTGCGTTTCACCCAAGGAACCATTCCGAGTCCACGAGCATTTACTGCTGGCATGGTTAGACTTCCTCCATCCATACGCTTCCATACTATATGCTCAGGTAAGAAATTACGAGATGGATGTCTGCTTCCATAGTAGCCATAAAGACCAGTGTGAGGAGATGCAGTGATGTCTAAGTAGTGGTCGTGATTACTTACCCCTATACATTCTACTCCATATGTACCTGCATCTTCGTGGAATGCAGAGTTTTTAACAACTGATTCATCCCAAAATAAATCACCTGTTGCAAAATTACAAGCGTTAGCCCTTACCATGTCACCGCTTTGTATGGTACGGTGAAGTTGTAAATCAGTAGGAGCGGAGCCTGATGCAGGATAATCTCCTGATGCTGATGGCCTTGTGTAGCCACTATGCATCTGCGCTTCTACATGAGGACCGGCAGTAGCAGAGCCGACATATCTGCTCTTATTGTGAACCTTATCCGTGTCCCAAGCAATTGTACCAGCATGAGAAAGCGTACCTGTTTCTGCTACCTTTAGCCAATCTCCGGCGCAAGTTATTCCATCTCTATCTGCCTTCGCTATCAAAGGTAATTCACTTTCATGAGTAATCGCAATCAAATGTCTACTGAATAACCCAGTCACACAGTAATCAGCATAGAATGTGGCTGTAGGTACTTCGGCTGTTCCAACTGGTGTGGGGCTTGATACACAGGTTTCAGCAGCACCGTAGGGATTGAAACCTAAGAATGGGTGCCAAGCACCTAATCCAGCCGGATGCAAATTAGCCCCTATATCGTTAGGTGCTTCGTAAGAGTTCAGATAAGAATAGGCTTCACCTGCCCATCCAACCGCACCCACAGGTTTTGTTCTGTCTACCGCATCTATGTACCCACTGTAATGTACTTGAGTCATATGGTCACGAGCGGAACCTGACGCAGCGTTGTTGAATCTATGAGTACCAGCCTTTGTCCAAATATAAGCCTTGTAAGTAGCATCAGGAGTCAAAGCAGTAGCGTTGGCTACATCTACTATATTTGTGTTAGATGTTACGGCGTTTGCTGCTAATGTTAATGTTGTATTTGGAGAAGATACACTGTAAGAAATATAAGGAGCGTAACCTGAGTTAGTACCGTCACTTACTCTCAACCAGCCGTAATTAGGCAAAGTTGTCGCTGTATTAGTAACTACCAAACTGGCGGGTGTAGCACCTGCTTCTGCGGTATAACTTACAACTGGAAGTTCTACCCAACCGTATCTATCTTGTTTATGAGCGTTCTGCATCGAAGGCATGAATGTACCACCGATTGCTTTCAATGGGTTTTTGCCGGGGAATGTGTTGATAGCACCACTGATAACAGTTCCTAACTCTTCTGCATTTTGACACCTCGTAGCATCCACGATAACGATATTTTCATTCGATAACTGGTTATCAGGCGTTCCTCCATAATAAGTTAGATAAGCCTCTGCCAAAAGTCCACAAGGTCTGAATACAGAGGAATTGTGTTTAGCACCGCTACCTGTAGCAAGCCTCGCATTTGCCACGCTATGTTTTGGATTTTTATTTACACTGTCATCAAGGAAATGACCACCCGGATGATAACCGCCATCCATGTGCCACAGTACAGCCGATGCCCTCGTCTTAGGGTATGTACCGCTACCTACTTGGTTACCACTGATGTCACTAAATCTGTAATTGAAAGGATGATAATGCTTAGGTAGGTTAGAAGTAGTGGCGACTGAGCCTTCGTAATAAAACGCATGATTGTAACTCTGAGTGTAATTCTTAGTAGAACTCGCTGCTGTAGAAGGTAAACCTTTGACAGGCTCCCAGTTCATTACATAATTGTAACCTGACCTCTTATTCTGTTGGAAAAAGGTGGTCATAGGTAAATGAGCAGCGACACTACTTGTTCTATTCAAGCCACTATGCTCAGTACCATCACCGTTAGCAAGTTGATTAGGCAAGTAAGTGTCACGACCAACAACTCCGCCAAAGTGTATAGGTACAGCACTGTATCCATTACCTGCCGTGACTATGTTAGCACCTTGAGGCTCAAACGAAGCGGTGTTGTGAGGGAAGGCTTGCCCCGGTCCAAATACCATGTAAACGGTTTGGTCATCTTTGTTTCCACTTGAGTCATATCTTGCATTTGGATGAGCGAATCTCAAAACGATAGGGCTTGGTATATTTGCATGTACAGAATTTGAGCCGTCTGTATAGGTTAACCCAGTAACCTTTGTATTTGCACCCTTTGCCATATCGAATGGTAAAAGAGCGTCTTGGTTGAAGTAAGGAGGGTTATTTTGACCACGATGCTGGTCAAGATAAGGAGTACCGGGGAACATAGCCATCATCGCATTCGCATCTAACAATGCGTAAGAGCCAGCGATTTCTCCTACATTTTGGAAACCTGCGCTTCCTGTAGGTCCACTGGAATAAGGATGTTCGTAGAAATCAGAGTAGTCATTTTGAGTACCATCGTTGATGTCAACTACTGCACCGCTAAATCCACCACCAAAGTAAAGTGGAACCCAATGGTCAGGGCTGTCTCTGCCTCCTCTAAAGTAAAGGAAAGGACTAGATTGCTTACTCCCTGCTCTGCGGATACCATCTGTTTCACGAGAATCTGCTATGCGACTTGTTCCTTTGAATAGAACATCGTGTTGCGAAGGTGCGAAGTTGGCTGACTCTACTTTTTCGTCTACATTTACGATGGCATTAGTTCCGGGTTGACTGCACACTTCTGCATATTCAGTAGTACTATACCAAACGATATAACGCTCTCCCCAACTATTTGCATCATGAGATGCCAGTTTACCTAGTAATGCCCAAGACTCATTAGAGTTAGCAAGTATAACTGAACCTGATGTATTATGTACCTCAATACATGGTGAATCTACTCTTGGTATAATGTGGTCACCTGCTACATCAGTAAAGTTATCCCCCCTCAAGTTTCTTTGCCAAGTAGTCGTATCTACTATGTTATTCTGACTATCTACTAACACAGGAGTAGCGGTGTTAGCATTAGAGCCTCTGAACTTAGTATTTATTTGTAAAACTGTATAAGGTATATATCCTATGTCCAATCTTGTACCTGCGTCTTTCTCAGCATTAGATAAACCACCAGTATGCTTAGAAGCAACAACCGCATCCGTAGAAGCACCTTCAAGTAGACCCCAGTCTCTTGTGCGAGTAGCCTCAAACAACTTACTCATCGGAGTCTTACCGTCTGCTCTTGTTCTGATTCTAATAGCAGTTGGGCTAACTCCCCATTCGCTCAATCGTTTACCATCAGGGGCGAACATATTCGTACAATCAAATGTAATGTCTTCGTCATTATTAGTTGAATTAATTGCAAGTTCTACAGCCGCTGCAATCACTTCGTCAGTAAGTAAAGAAGTAAAGTTGATTCTTGGACTTAAATACCAATCTCCGTTAGCGTGATTCGCTCCTCCGCCTTGAACTCCGTAGAATTTATGAGTTCCGCCAGCAGCGTTATGAGTTCTACTCGTATAGTAGAAAGTTAAACCTTGATGGTCATTGGCTGTAGTACCATGCATTGAAAGTTGGAACATACCACTTTCAGGTAATCCGAGATAGCCAAGTATATCAGGATGATTATTCATTACAGCGTCACTTACATTACCTGCATAAGGTCTGTCCAATACAACTGTCATTTCGTTACTCGATAAAGTAGTGGTCACCTTGACACCGACAACCGGAGCAGGGTATGTATTCCAAAGGTTACCTTTGAAATTGATAGGGTCACCTCCTGTTTTTTCACCACAGACCTCTCCGCTACCAACCATGTGACGACCAACGGTAAAGCCACCTTGTCCTACATCTCTATCATCGAAATGGATTATAATTTCTTCATCAAGCGTAGATGGCAAGAAGGTATTATCACTGGCAAAGGCTTCACCAAACTGCCTGTAAAGTAAACGAATGGTATGGTTATCTCCTCTGTGGTCTGTGAATTTCAAACCATACATGGGTCTTTGACCAATATTTTCGCTCTTCATATCATCTGACGGAATATACCCATCGCTTCCTGCTTGTACAGTAGTCGCTGTCATCGCAGTTGCAGCATTACTCGCATTACCGTATCTTGATACATTGGTAGTTCCATCGTTATCGAATCCCCACTTGCTTAAGTCAGGTGCCCAACCGGGTATACCTGCTTGGGTTATACCACCGAAGTTTATTCTTGCTCTCGCTTTAGTACCTACTCTCAACCCGTCTACGAGTACAGAAGCAGGACTTTTAGTTTCAAACGATTCGTTGAGAACTGTGTTGGCATTTCTTCCACTTACCATCTCAACATTGCTCGTAGCCAATGCAGACTGGCTATCTATTCTATCTGCTCCTAAGTTAAGGTTGTTAAGTAATTCATCATCAGGAGACTCAGGAGGTAAGTATTCTTTGAGAGTTGTAATCGGTGCAAATGGTCTACCAAATCTATTGATAGGCATAGGGGCAGGGTGCATGTTTTCTCCAGTTATCTCATCCGGCTGGCACCAGTAGTTTCTAAATCTACCACCGTGACCTATGAGATACTGAGGCTTGTAAGGAGTTTGAGATTTACTGTTATCTAACCATGTACAGAAATTCCTACCACCAGCACCCGGTATTGTAGAATGTATTACAATAGAGAATCCTTGATTACCATCCGAATCCAAGACTACCCTGCCAAGGTGAGCACGGACATACCCCATATGAGAGCCTCTGTCGTGACTGGAAAATGATTTCTTTACATCCCAAAATGGAGCAGGGTCGTGTGTAGAACCTGTTGTAGCGAAGTCTGCTTTTTGATGAACATCAGCAGGGTCGAATTTGTCACTGACTCCCAAGAATTGGTCAGCAGGTTTCCTTGCCTGTGTTTTTCCGTTCCTTGCACCTGCTTGGTTGATTAACCTGACTACTTCTCTTGCAGCAGACTCTATGTTCGTGACACCATCTTTGAGAGAAACTTCTCCCATATCAATTGTCAATCTTCTTACGAAATCCATCTTAGTCCAATGGTCTAAGTTATTCATACGGGTATTGTCTAAAGTAAGTGCTGAGTTGCGAATACCTTTCATTGCTAAAAATGCAGGTATAACTCTTGTACCGTCAGGCGTATCAAAGAAAGTAGACTGCTCTCTTGTTGATGAGTCTATTTCTTGGTGTTTGGTATTTGCATCAGAGGCAATCGTGACTGCATTATCGGTACGGTCAGTGTAACCATTTGTAGCAGTATCATCTACTCCACCTACATCATGCTCTGACATTATGTTAACGACACTTGCGTTCCAAACAGATTGATGAGCATAAGATGCCTCGATAAAATCAGACTGCTCGGTAGTATTCAGTCTCTTATTTTGTGTTGGGAATCCAGCGGCTACATCTAACAAAGAGCCTGAGCCATCAACGCTGTTGTCAATGTATCCAGTTTTGTTAGTATCTTCTTTTCCTATTGAAGATGTAGCAGGACTTGACTGAACCTGCATATGTAAATCTTGGAATGCAATGAACTCTCTGTCATGCTCTACATCGTAAAGTAGTATCCTTGCATAATCTTGAGTACACTGATAAGGGTCAAGATAAGCAACTACTGGAGGAGTTTCTGACAATCCAATGGCATCATAGTTCATTTCGATAGTTTTGTTGATATGCTGAACTAAGTTTTGAGCAGTCTCTATACAACTGTCACCGATTAAGAAATTCTCCATAGGTATACTGTCTCTTGGGTCAGCGTCAAATGCACCTTCTCCTCCATTAAACCCACTCCAAACTTCTGCCTCGTTTAGAGTACCTCTGCTTTTACAGAAAAGACCTTCAATTGCATGAGGGTTAGTGTAATGCATGTTCATCCAAACAGTGTCGCCTTGTCTTAGCCCACCGACACAGTAAGGGTGTGACCATGCTCTATTGAGGAATGTCTCCTTTACTTTTGGATATGTACCTGCACCAGTAGCGTACAAGTCTTCGACATATATTTCATCACCTACGGCAGGTGTAAAGCCAGCATCAGGACTAACTATCGTAAGTACATTGTCTACTCTATTATCGTAAAATCCACGATTAACAGTTCCACTTGCGTTCTTCCAAGCAACTCTGAATTTGTAATCACTGTCTGTAGAACTGATTGGGAAAAGACTTCCATCTTCTAATGTAATAGAAGTAGCAGGACTTCCTGTGACAGATGCAATTATACCTCTTGGTCTTTTACTTACAATCTTTGGTAGGTGAGGATTAACTGATGGACCTGCTTTCAATTCTATAGCACTAACATATTGCTTTAATCCATAATCAACATTACCACCTTGAGTCATGACATTTGAACGGTCAAAGTAGAATGAGCGTCTGTTTTCATAACCAGCACTAATCAAACTTGGATTGTCAGCCATACTGCTGTAATTCATATCTTGGTAGCCGGGTGCAGGGAAGATATGAGAGCCTACGCTAATGTCTCTCAAGAAAAACTCACTAAAGGCATGGTCATCGCCTGAATCAACTACAGTCAAATAATGGTCGGTAGTGTCTCTCGCACTGTAAATTACCCATTCGCCATTTCCTAAAAACGCTCTTCTATACCTTGCACTACCACCCAAGTATGCTACTTCAACAGGAGGTGCTGTAGGTATAGGGAATATATTAGCATCTTCGACATAAATACGGTAATTAGTAGAGTCGTAAGGTCGAGTAATCTTTGTTCCACTACGATGTGTTTTATTTTGAATCGCATAAGAAAATGGCCCAAATAACTCAGGGTCTTGAGGGGATATTGAATTTGGTCTTCTTCCTACTGGGTTAGGGTTCCAAGAGTGAGCAGTATGTGTGGCATCTATGTGTAATTTCATACTGTTATCAGGTCCGGGGAATATTCCGTTTTCAGGATTATCAAAGAAAAATTGCTCAAACAGAGGTATCTCGACAAGTGCTCTTGTACTGGCATACTGTGTACCTAACTGATAGTCGTGCTGAACTGTATCCAGCGTTTGGAACAACCTATCGTTAATTGTAGTACCATCATTACACATAGCCTCTTCGCCAAACTTATCGTCAACATGAAGAATGCTACCGGCAGTTATACCTGTAGCGGTTATCCAAGCACTCAAAGAGTCTGCCTCCGAACCATCTGCTAATACGAATTTACCTGTACCAGTATGACCTGTACCTGATACAAATGTGAAAGTGTCACCTGTCTTACTGGCATATTCGGCACTGGCGAATCTTATCTGTTCGCCCTGATTTCCTGCGACCTGTAGGTATATCTTTCCAACTTTAGGAAAACAGTATGTACCCCAACTTTGCAAGTCTGTAGACTTGTTATTCAGAGGAGCAACCACTACAGTAGTACTGGTGGTAGAGCCGACACGAGTTTGACAATCTCTACGAGTGCTCCATTCTAATCTTGAAAGAGGACTTGGGTCATAACTCTCTTTTGTATTTACAGCACCTTGACCCGGACCACCAAGAGTCATAGTCACTACAGGTGCACCCGGCATGATTTCTTTGACAATGTGAGAATCGGGCGCAGCAGAGCCTTTTACATAGACGCTTGAAGAAGCAAGGTCACTGATAATACCATGTGCTCGCATGACAGTATTTCCTTCTGCATCATCAGAGAAAGATAATACTCTTGCACGAGAAGTCAAACTTTCTACAGTAATATAATTAGCAGCCTCAGTAGAAGCACTCATTTTACTTAAAATGTTAAATCTACTCTTATCGCTTGGCTGTATAACTAACTTGACAGTCTTACCTACAGATTGATGTTCAATAATGTCAAAGTACTCGTGCACACAAGAACTTTGATTAGCAGTTCCTCTGCCTGTAATCTGAGGTTGTGTAAATAGTTCATCATCGTCTACAAGTGCGTCAGATGTTCCTCCTCCTACTGTCACGCTTGTAGTACTTACTGCGGTGACTGCACCTAAGTTCTTACCATTTGCTTTGTACAAATTGTCTCCTACAAATATAACAGTAGTAGCATCAACTCCGTCAACTGTCATCGCTCCAGTTGTAGAAGACGAATATCCCGATGCGTTGTTGATTTTTACACCTATCCTTGGCCTTGAGCCATTAGTAGCATCTTGACTTCTTACATTAGCGACTTCTTGAAATGTACCTAAATTAGTCTTGTTAGTTCTTACAACAACTCTGTGGAAGACAGAGCCTCTTGTGCTTAGTTCACTGGTCGCAACCGCAATTGCTTGAGGCGTTGTCTGAGGCGAATCTGTAGAAGTTAAAGGTAAATAATTTTCAGGACAGAGGTCATAGTTCAATACTTTCTCTGCTACAGTTCCTTCTGAGGTTTCTCCTTCTAAATCGCCGTCTAAGAAGCCAAACATTTCAGGTTGGTTAAACTCAATGACTCCACCCGGAGAAAATAGTCTCAAGTCTCGCCCTTTTAGACTACTCCTAATTACATCAAGTATAGAAGTACTACCTGTGACAATTGTGTCTACCTTTGGTAAAATATCTGTAATCATAATCTTTGAGTCAAAATTAGAAACTTTGACAATCGCACCAGTGGTCGCTAATGTCGCAAAGCCTGCATCGACTGCTAAATTGAATGTAATTGTCTTAGTAGCGTAGTCGATTGTACCTACGATTGATGATGATGAAGAAGCAACTGTTCCAGCGATGTTGATTAGATTAGCACTGATTGTTTCGCCATCGAATCCAAAAGACTTGACGCTTTGTAAAGTCAACACTGTGTTGGCTCCGCTAATGTTAGCAGTCAATCTTGAAGTAGCACCTGTAGTAAACTGATTACCGTCTACATCAATGGCGTTGTAGTGGACTTGTAAGAAAGGTGCATAATTGTATGTAGATAAATCAGGTACATGTAGTATAGCGATTCTACTTTCTGATGCAGGTACTATGTGCTTAGTATCACCTTTTTCATCGTTAGCAGATGTAGACTTTAACATAAACGGCTCAGGGTCAAATCCTTTTCCACCTATAGCAAGTATGCCTCTTTGGGTGTCGTCAATATCCGACATTCCATTTTCAACAACGCTGTTTACTAAAGTACTATTTGACAGGCTTTCTATCTTAATCGGACCATGAGTATCGTAACTTGAAACCACACTATTGATTGGTACAGTTGAACGAATATCAGAAAATTGAGATGGGAATCCGGCAACTAATACATCGCTACCTATGTCTAATTTCTTTTCTACATCATGGGAACTGGTAGGAGGTAATGTACCCATGAACGGGTGACTTACTACATGATTCAGAACATGCCTTCCTGAATGACCTGCTACGAATTGCTTACCTACATTTGTAGTACTGGCTGAGAATTGGTTGTATTCGTGACTATCAATAGCCATACTTTGAGAGAACATTATACCATTGTTGTTGAAATCACTTTCATCTATGATAACCTGACCCTGCCTTTGCGAGAACTGAGTACCTGTACCGTAAGGTTGGAAATCATTACCATTACCAGTGTCTACTATACAGTCTCCAGTGATAATGACAAACCTACCAGCATCATGATTCATCAATGCTCCTCTTCTTCCGCTTGTTGGATTTGCACTGAAATCTAAGTGAATAGATTCAACAGTGATAGTTCCCGCACTTGCGTCTACTGACATAAGCCTCATTCTCTCAGGAGATTTACCAGTAGGTTTACCTGTAGTTTGATTGTATCCGAGAGGATTGACTAATATGTTATAGGGAACTTTTGGAATAGAAGCAGTAGAAGTAGAAGACGCAGCGTGTACGGTCACGCTATAATTACCACCGCTGTAAGGACTCGCCGTGAAGTCTAAAGAAGTCAGACCGCTTTGTCCACTTAATTCATCGACTAATGCTTGTGCAGCAGTTGTACCTATGGTTATGGTAGAGTTAGCAGAAGTAGATGCAGTAATCGAAGGAGTAGTTGTAATCAGGTTTATCGGAGTCACAGGCTCTTCAAACCTCCAAAGCCCAAGTGTATTATCGCTCTTTACAGGAGCGTATTGTTGATAGCCTGATGGGAGCGAGCCTCGTGAAAAATGAATTGCCTCAAGTGTCCCTCTGAAATCTCCACCCCTACCTCCGAGATAGATGTGGTTTTGCTGAGTGACTAACTCATGCTCTTCCTCTAACTCTTGAGAGACAGCCAAGTCTCCATTGACAAATAGATTCAAAGTTTTTCTGTCAAATATTACTGTGACATTTAGTAATTCTCTATGACCTTCGTTGAGTGCAGAGGAGTCATCTCTTTCTACATCAGTCGCTAAGTAAGAAGTATGCATGTCGTTTTCTAAAGGAAACTGTATTCCATCCCAGTACGCTATTCTTCCGTTAGCCTTTGTGACAGGTTTGGCAGTAGCCAAAGTATAAACGGTGTCTCTGCCACTGGCTTGGTTTCTTAGTCTAACTTCAAATGTAGCAGGAGCAGGGCTACTTGGGCTTCCTACAGTAAGGCGCATTACATTTTCTTGTTCAAATATAACCCCACCGCAGTCAGGTATGAACCAAGTTTCTAAGGTAAAAGAGTTGATTGCTTTAGGTAGTCCTTTTCGCTCTTCATTCTGTACTCCGTGTATGAATTTGTTATTGACAGGTACTAATATGCTATCGCTAATACCATTGAATTTTATAGCATATCCAGCGTCTATTGTCAGAGTCATATTATACACCTATCACAAAGTCCGTAGCAACAAGCACCAAATTGTATGCGTAGTAGTTGTTGCCAGCATCATATCGCACATGAAGTTTCTCCGGCATTATACGAATACCACCATCATTACCATGTGCACCAGTTTTCAGAGTAACAAATACATCCGTGACTGAATTAGTCAAAAATCCTACAAAAGACTGTATATCATCAGGTACAAGACCTTTAGCAAAGTTAGATAACAAACTGTCACTACTTTCATCTTTGTCAGCCTTATTACCTCCTGCATCACCCGTTAAAGACAAATTAGTCATAGGTTCGGAAGCGGAGCGAGTATTTACCAAGGCACCCTTTTCTGATGCTGGTATTTCTCCAAATGTTAAAAAGAAATTACGAGCGATACCAGTCACGCCTGAACTTGTAATCAAACTGTCGTATGGTATCTGCACACCTTGGAATAAATCACCCTTAGTAGTGTTAGCATTAGAGATAAGACCAATCAAATCTTGTGCTTTGTCTCCGGCAGATTTCTTTGTAAAGGAACTGAATGAGGAAGAAGAATTGAAAATCTGAGGGTCAAATATATTTCTAAATCTACTACTCGTGATAGGAGGAGTTTCTATTGACACCTCCGGTTTGTAAATTTGTTCTATGATTAAGATTGGACCATTGCGTACAACTTTGAAAGTAGTATACTCCCCTCCTGAATAAAGAACTTCGTCTCCTGACGAGTTGAGTTTTTTGGAGTTAGTAGTAATAGTACCAGTCAATTGCATAGCACTTTCTACTGACTTTGCTAATTCTACGGCAGGGTTTATGCCATCAGTCACAGTAATGTCTTTGATAGGAACCCAAACCTCTGCATCGAGATAAGATGCATCAGTCGAACTTACTTCTTTTCTGTAAGGGGAAGCGTTTGCGCTTATTTCTCCCGCTTTGTACTTTATCGTAGCACTATTTGTATAACTGCTATTTTTATCAAATAAGAACTTTATACCGTAATTAGGGTAAGCAAAAGAACCGTTAATTACATCGGTTAGTGGTCTGCTTCCAGTAGGTCCACGAGAGGGGCTTTCTTGCCACCAAGATGGAGTGAATTTCAAATATTGCCTGTGCAATAATTTCTCCACATTATTGTTTCTTTCATTTACAGCAAAGTTGCTATCTTGTAGTATGTTGCTTTCTATATCTCTGTCTAAGGTAAATGTATAGTCATTACCACTTGAAGTTACATTATCAACATAACCTAAAAATTCATTCTTGTAATTAAAGCACTTATAACTTATGTGCAATACATCCCCTGTGGAAACGGCAACAGGCAACGCTGCATCGAATGTAACAGTACTATCTGTTACAGAAGAAACTATACCTAATTGAGTACCATCTGACTTTACTATTCTATCTCCTTGTGCAATTATGGAATCTGCATCAACTGTGGAAACAACAGAATCTCTTAAGTCTAAAGCACCTGTCGCTCCCACCAAATAGTTACTATCAAATTCTAAAGTAGTTCCTTGCCTATAGACTGGCGTAGATGCATTATCTCTTGTACCGACAATTGTATTGGTCGAGTTTTTCACATAAGCAGAACTACTTTTGTAAATTGAGCCTTGTGTGATAGAGTCAGGGTATCCTCCTCTGACACCAAAGTCAACTATCTGCGTGGCATCAAAAGGCTCACTACTCATAAAACTACCAAAGTTGATTATTGTCCTCATAGGTGTAGTGGTGACAGCATCTTCTACATTGGTAATGCCTGATATGTCAACGCCATCATCATCTGTCAAAATGCCATTTATTTCCATAGTAATTCTCGGTATGTTGGTATCTACTGCAAATCTTTTCAAAATATTAGCAGGCGTAGGGAAGGCTGATACATTCCTATCAATAGACATATCAATGCTCTGTGCTTCCAAATCGACAGTGATTGAGTTGTCTCCTGTTATCAACTTAATTGGAATTGCCATCTTATCACCTCACAATATTATATCTGCTGCTATGAATTTCAAACTAAATTCATAAGCCTTCATTTCCGCTTCACGATTGAATGAAAAGTTAGTCACCAATCCACTGATGCCATTTTTCAAATGACCTTCTACTACATGAGAGAATGAGCGTGAAGCGTGAACTGTATTTGCACTTGATAATTTATCAGCAGTATTGCCCTCTGTTGTCAAGAAGAAATTACGCTGTGCTACTTCTGTATCAAGTTGATTCTTACCCTTAGTGGCAAGAGAGTTGTACGGAACCTGTATACCTCTGATGTAATCTCCGCTTGTATCTTTGTTGCCAATTTGGTTGCTCAAGAAATCAAGACCTATGTTCAAAGCATCTGTGACAAAATTCAAATCAGGATTAGTAGCGTAGTTATTACTGTTACCAAGTATACCGATTATGTCTTGTATCTTATCGCCTCCACTCTTGACACGCTTACCGCTTCTGCCACCTGAGAAACCTTGAGTCACTGGCATTTGACCTACACCTAAGTTAGTGTTGATTGTATCAGAAAGACTACCTAAAGAAGAAGCATACTCTTGCGTTATAGTTAGACGAGAGGCATGGTCACTTGTAGAGTTAGTAATCGCAGTCGAGAATACTTTGTCTAAAGTAGTCTCCTCAAGAGCATTTACTGGTCGATTCAAATCAATGTAGTCAGCAGTCAACGCTTTTGATAGTAAATATGTGATGTATTCGTCTGTCCTCGTCAAGCCTCCACCACTGTCTCTTGCGCTCCCATCTTCGTGATTAGGGAACTCAGGACCTACTGCTTTCTCAGGCGCAGCCTGCTCATCAAATGTGTCAGCGTTTTTGATAGGAATTATCATCACTGGATTGAGTGGAGTGGAGTACAACTGTGAATCTCCATAATCAACTGGTCTGATGTAAATAGAGTCTCCCACTGAATGAGGAGTGGCCCCTCCTGACTTATTGACAAACTCAATGGTAAATTGACTACCGCTGACTGATGTCACTAACCCTTCGTATATTCTTCCTCCACTAACTCTCCAAGAGCCAGTTGAACTACGGAATATAACACGGTATTCTCTGTCACCTTCTGTCAACTCAAACCATTCGTCAGGGCTACCTCCAGTGACAGTAATTGTTCTTTTATCAGCACTTAAAGCAGATATAGTGACACCAGTCATTATTCTTGTTTGATTAAGAAAACCATAAGGCTCCTTTGCGCTACCCACCATTCTTCTGTCAAACGCTAAACGAACATGTTTGGTATCGTAATTGTAAGAGCCGTTGTCGTAGTAAGTGTGACCTTCTTGCTGTATCTTAGTGTTATACTTACGAGCCAAATATCCTTCTACACTCTCTAACTCACTACTTGTTAGCACTCTGTTGTAAAATGCTATTTCAAAAATAGCACCTTGAAAAAAATTACTTGCGTCTTTACCTATGTCAAACGAAACGCTTGTGTTTGGAGCGAAATCAGTGGATGTAGTCTCGGCAGGTACTCCGTCTACATAGAAAGTAACCGCATCTGATTCTGCATCAGAAGGAGAATCTGTATCTTCCATAGTTACTGAAAAGATATGTATGTCATTTTTTACAGAAATAGAACTGTCTGTATTAAGCGTGTTAGAGGCCGTACCTTGCCATTGGAATCTACCTACAGTGCTTCCACGATTAACTGCTAAACTATAACCGACAGATGATGCATCGGTAGAGGTGATGACTGGCTGTACACCAGTACTATCGCTGTTTTTACAAGCGACTACTAAAGTAAACTCTTCTGAGTTCAAGAAGGGAGAATAATCTACTGTCAAGAAGTCATCTACTCCATCGAACTGTACATAACTGTCAAACTGGTTCAGACGCTTGTACTTGGGTCTTTTATTGGCATTTGTTTGGTTGACATTTCTACCGTTGCCACTGCTGTCTGTCCAAATCTCTACTTCTTCGTTATTACTAAGTGTGCTACTCAAAGAGTCTGCTTTGAGATGCAACTGCAACCCATTGGTTACAGGTATACCCAATTCACCTGATTGTTCTACCCAGTAAGCAACAGGGAAGTCTATGTATTTCTTGTTCCAGTATTTTAGGATGTTATTACCGAAGTCTTTGAAATCAACAGGGGCAGTGCCCACTGACCCTCCGAATCCTGACGAAAAGCCACCAGTCAAACCAGTGTTAGTAAGTCCAGTAATTCCAGCAACAGAAGCAGATGTGACATTGAAAGTCGAAGGTATTCCTCCTGATGTCAAGCCACCTCCACCTCCACCAAGAGGTTGACCCCAGTTGACTACTTGCTGTGGCTGATAAAAATCGAGAGTAGCAGTTGCTTTAGATGTCTCTTCTTGACCTAAGTCGTCTGTCATCACTCCTTGTATTTCCATTACCACTCGGGCTTGGTTAAGGTCTATACCCATCTTTTTCGCATCAAAGAAAGGTATTCCGAAATTAGATTGTATTCTTTCAACAACTATGTCTATGCTGGTCGCATCCAAGGAGATAGTATTGCCGTTCTCTTGAACGAGTCTAATAGGCATCCTCTCTCCTTCGTCTGCCATCTAACCACTCCTATTGAATCCGCTCTGAGTTAGTGAGCCACCCATTTTACTTCTCAGTTCCTTTGTCACCATATTACTGATTTCTTTAGCCAAGGCTTTCTTATCTGTTTTGTCAGTAACTCCGCTTACATCTATCCTTAGATTCACTGTGACATCAGGTGTACTGTTTGCTTGAGCGACAGCGTTGACTGGCTCACGATTCATGTTATTGACAGGGCTTTGAGTTCTGTTCATAGTCTGCTCAAGTCCACTTTGTACTTCTTTGATTGACTCTTCCATTTGCTGGAATGGTTGAGTGTTACCGATGTTTCTCAAAGCCTCGGTTAGGTCTTGAGTATGTCCTTTTGTCATAGCCATAGAGTTAGTGAACTTGTCCATTTGTTGTTGTAAAGATTGCATATTTTGCTGCGCTTCTTTACTGTAGTTCTTGAAATTCTCCATAGCCTCTACAGAGCGTGGGTCTATTTGTCCGTCTACCATTTACTCCCCTCCACTGGTGGCACTCTGTCGTAGCCCAAATAAACTGCGTCTTTGGGCACCTCTTCTTGACCATGCATAGACTGTGCCCAGTACAATAACTGCTTTGCATCTTGTATAGACAAATCCCTGACCTCCCGTAAACTAATATTGTAATGCGTCATCAAAAGGTACTCCATCCCTTCTCGTTGGTAGCGAAGTCGCTCGTTGACAAACTTGCCGTGGACAAACTGCTTGATGTTGTCAACTTCGCTTCCCGAAAAACTAACCAGTCCATAATCTGAGCAGGGTCAGGTAATAGCGTAGTTAACTCTGCTCCCTCTTCGGGTGACAGGTTTTCAGTATCAAGTTCTATAGATTTACCGTCAGGGTCTTGGAAAATTAACCATCGTGAAAATGCATGTCGCCAGTAGCGTGAAAAATTCAAGTCTCCACCTATAAAAAAAGGTGCGACTTCTTGTATATCAAAAAATGTCAAGCGTTTTGCTGTTATTTCCAAAGGCTGTCCGTTTATTGTTATCTTACTCTTCTTCATCTCCTCCGACATACTTACTCACTTCCGCATCGGAAACCGCCTCATCAGAGGGGGCTTCCTCCAGTTTTAGGTGGGCAAACGGGTCATCGCTGGCCTTACCTGCTTCCGGGTCGAAGAGGTACTCTCCGCCCTCTTCTTCTTCATCATCTATAGGAATAGCATAATAGCAGTTAGGAGACAAAGAAATCCATGCTTTCATCGGCATACTTTATCCTCCTAACAGTGGTACTCTGTATCCTCACTTATTACTTTAACATTTTGAGGTTTGAGTTTCATGGTCGTAAATAGCAACCCTTTGTCATCGGGCATAGGGATTGGTAATTCTGTGATGTAGTAATCGTCTATCATTACTCTTAGACTTGGTGTCACACCTGAATCGCCAGTAGTCACTGGCTTGGTGAAGTGAAGCATGATTGTGCCACCAGTAGCGTTGACAGTACCGCTTCTTTGAATGTGAGTTCTGAGTTCATGGAAAAGATTTGCATCTTCTATAGCCAGCGTCATTTCCATTTCAAACTCTTCTCTGCCTTCTCGGATGATGCTGGCATTGCGAGTACCGCCGTAAGGCACTTGCTTTAGGCTGAGTTTAGTAGATGAGTCAACTGACTCCGCTACAGGATTGCTTTGTATGGTATGGAATAATTCCACACCTGTCTTACCCCTCAGTTCAAATGCACTTACAAACGCAAGGTTTTGGTCGAATGCACTGATTGTACCGTTGTAAAACATAAACGGCTTTTCAGAGCAGTTTGCTATACCACTGGACTTTCTATTCTTGAGAGTATCAGCAGTATTTTGAAACATTCTGTGAGCGGTGTATCTGTCTCCCTTGTTTGAAGACTCAAGGCGACCAGTGTCTGTATAACAAGCCAGTGCGTCAAATACACATCTGTATTTTAATTCCGCATCGACAGTAGATGACAATTCCCATTCAACTACTTTGCATCCTTTGAATACACGAGTCAGTTGCTTGCTGTCTCCAGCCGAGCCGGGTGCTACAGTGGATTCTCCTGTAGCATTGTAAGAACCTAAATCTCTTGTCCTGACGCTGTGTTCTAAAGAGAAACTTGGAATTGTTTCAGCAGAGAACAATAGACGATGAACATGATTAGTAATTGTGCGAGTTGTTGTGTTTACATTTGGACTACCGTCAGAGTCGTCATCACGATAATGCCTTAACTCAAGCGTGTCACTTGTAGTGTGCTGGAATTGAACTGGGTCATCCAAGTAAAGTCTGAATCTACTACTTCCAAGTCCTTCGATTGCACTTATTCTTCTACACTCACTTGTCTCCGCCCACTCAAAATGAGCAGCGTCACTTGCCAAGTTAGAGCCGGATGATTCAGAAGGCCAGTACTTATCTGTATCTTTTTGAGGGGTTTTGTAAGTAGTAGTAGGTGTCAGAGTAGTGTCTTTGATTAGCAAGTAATCACCTACTGCTGCGTCAGTAGACGAGCCGAATCTTACACTACCGCTTTCGCTACTTGTCACATCAATGTGACTTTGACCCGGTGCTACATTTGCGTATATGGATGGAACTGGACTTGTAGCGTGAGCGATTGTACCGCACTTATCTTTACTGACTACTTCTCTTCCGAGACTGTAATACAACCATCTTGGATTATGCAGAGGCATTTCAAGCGAGCCTCCCATGTGGTGAACCTTACCAGTTTGCTGAACTGCAACTTGTCTACCTAATCCTACAACATGATAACTGTGCAAGTCTACTTTTGTATCAGGAAGAGTCATGAAAGAAGCAAGTCCTACAAACTGGTCAATCATACTGACCTCCTTTGAAGACGATGCTGCCGTATTCATGACGAAGTTAGCATCACCTTGTAAAGTCGGCAATCCTGTGGAATGTAAAAAGATAGCATCTCCTGTACCACTATCTATGGTAGTAGTACCTACTGGAAAATTGAGAGCAGGTACTACCTTGATGAATGTAGCATTGTCTGCATCAGTATTACTTTCTAATGTATGGTCTACTATGGTGTAAACTCTGCTTTTGAAAGAGTCGTTGTAATACTCTGAAAAGTTGTTATCACCACTGGCTACAGAATGAAAAGTCATCTTCTGACCAATCAGCATACCAAGAGGATATTTTAGAATAGGTAGTGCGTTTTCAAATATACTTGTGCTACCTATTGCACCAGTCCCTCTGAACTGAATCGTAGTGTAATCTGTGTTATCTGTCGCTCTCCAACTGCGAGGCTGGTTGTGCTCAATCAACAGACCACTTTCATGACCCATAGTGACCTCAGAGACATCACCCTTGTAATGTGCACCAAACCCGCTCATGGTATCAACTCCGCCAGTATAACGACCTCTACTTGGAAGGTGTGTCGGAACAACTTCTTGGTTCTGTCGCTCAAATCAGTTCTTACCTTGAGAATCATACGGTCAAAGTTAGCACCGTCTCCTTTCCTGTTGACATGAATAATTCTCCTCATTTCATTCTCCATCTTTCTTAGACGGCTTCTGCTTTTTGTAGTCCTCATATCAACGGTGATATTCACCCTTGTAGTGACGAAATTGTACAGTAAATCAGGAACCTCTTCGTTTAGAGCCGTCTCGTAGCACAGTATGTAATCGTGGCGTTGTAAATCAAGACGCTTACCTCTTTCAGGTCCTTCGTTAGCAATATCAAGGACTACTGGCTTAATGTTGTCAGTGTTTGCTCTGTTCCAACCAAGACCTGTACCTGCATTATAATCAGCCTTGAGAATATCAATAACTGTATCAAGTGGCTCTTTCCAGTCAGCCGTCATGAGAATACCACCACTTCCTTGTAGCGAGACAGGATTTCCATCGCTTCTCTACGCCATAACTGAGCCTTTGAACCTAAGTCGATATTTTGAGTACCCTCCGGTATCAGTACACTTCGGTCATCAGCCAAGAGTAATTCGCTTGCTACAAGTTTGGTGGCTGCTTCTTCTATTGCCTTTTCGACATACCTCTCTCCGTAAATGTAAGTAGCCTTTACAGCATTCCACTCAAAGAAAGGATAAGAGTTGTTGAAGTAAACAATGCCCATCTCGTGGTCAAGCCACCAGTCTTTCAATCTACCTTGGTCACCGCCAGCATCAGAGAAAGCACCTATATCAGATTTGAACTGATGCTGAGTAATATCCTTTGTCACCGAGCCGGGTAAACTACCATGTAAACGGTAGCCTCCTGTCAAAGCAGTGCCACTGTTAGCAGTATAACCTATGATTCCTAATTCATCTCCTGAATTATTAGGCACCATGACTAATCCGTAATCTGCAAAGTCAGAAGAATCTGTAAATGTAATAGAATAATTTCCATCTCCACCAGTCAAATCTAATGTTCCACTTTTGGTCACCGCTTCTGTATTACTTATGGGCATTTTCTTAATGTTGTTACTAGCAATGGTAGCATTTTGTCCGCCCTGTGTTTGTTGCATACTGGTAATCTTAATTTTACCATTACCGTAATCAGAGTTAGCACTTGCTATAAATTCATTATTCACAAACACGCTTACATCACCTGATGAGCCGGGTTGAGTGTAAGTAGTACCACTGGGACTGTCAGTATTTTGAGTGAATGTGACAGTACCTCTTCCTACTCTATCTTCTTTGTTAACCAAATCAGCGATATTCTGAGCAGTGTTAACTTCGTTAAATTCAGATTCCCACTGTTGAGAATTGCTCCCCTCTGCTAATTTTGCAAAGCCTTTGGCACCCGGACAAAGTAGCAAAGCACCACCTGCTAAACCCTTTGAGTCTAAGACTTCAAGTCTCGCCTCTGCTCCAGCCAATTCACGATAACTGTCTCCTTGCCATATCTCTAACCTAAGTATTTGCTGAACATTCCTAAACAATAGGGGAGTAGTACCCACATAATCAGTATAATATCGCCTTCTGTATGGTTTGTAAGTATCAAAATTAAGATACTCTGCGCTAACAAGATAAGGTCGCCAAGCATTGTGAGTATAATTGTCAATCCTATCTTGTATTCTTCTGATATGTTCGTTAACAATATCTTTGGTCACACCACGACTCTTACCGTTGGTGAAGATAGTTTTGTTCTGAATCACAGTGTAGGCTGCGGTAGTATAGTTAGCAGGTGTAGCAATAGTAGTTGGTAACTTGACATACTTGGTTCCACTGACATCTTCTACTACAGGAGTAGTGATGGTAAAATCAGTACCAACTGGGTCGAGGTCGCTGTAAACAAAGATAGTATCGCCATTCTCAAAGCCATGTTCTCTGAG